ATCGGCGGCATGGCGCGCTGCGGCAGCGGCAGCGTGTTGCCCGCGCCGTCCGTCACGTCAGGGTTGACCTCCAAATACGGCCAGTTCTGGGTGTTTGCAGTCTTCCACTGCATCTCGTACCCTTCAAACTGCCCGCCGTAGCCGATGAACGGTGCTTTGGGGGCCAGCGCCAGCATCTCGGCCTCTTGGCTGGTCCAGTAGTTGTACATCCGCTGGGCGTCCTTGGCGTTGCGCACCAAGCCCGAGACGTACACCCGGCCATCAACCTCGTACTCGTTGCCGACCACCCGCACCACGGGGATGTACTTGCCGGCCCACTCCTGCTCCTCAAGGATCTCGTAGCCGTTGATCTTGCACCACTTGACGCGCTTGCGGTCGGCCTGGCGGCTGCGCAGCGGCTTGCCAAACATCGCCTTGAGCTCCTTGTCCTCAAACGAGCCGGCAAACGCCGTCTGGTTGCCGGGGTACAGGTTCAGCGTGGCGGTGTCGTAATCGACGTAGAAATACTCGGCGATGCGTACCGTGTCTTCTTGCAGCCACTGGCTTAGGGACTGGTCGCCCACGCCCAGACTCATCAGCGTGTTGGCCGGTGACGCCTTGGGGTACAGCCGGTGGTACTCCTCGCGAGTGATGTCCTCGGTGATGAAGCACCACTTGGCGTCCGACCCGCACGGATCTTGGATCATCGGGTCCATGTAGACCGAGAACGAGTTGCGCACCCGCCCGATCTTGATGTCCTGATCGAAGGTGTTGTCGTCGCAGTACTCGGTCAGGATGCGGATGTAGCCCTCACCGAACGACACCTGGTTCTCGCAGGCGGTGTCGTAGGCGACGTCGGCATCAGAGATGTACTCAATGTGCCGCACCACGCCATCAAAAATCTCCGCGACCTCAATGTCGGCCTTGTCGTCGGCCGGAATCACCTTGCCGCTGGGGCGGTTCTGCCGCTGGTCGTTGGTGACCTGGCGGACGTGCTGCGGCAGCTTGTTGATCGTCAGGCACGGCCTGGCGTTGATCGTCTGCCCTTGCACCGCGCCGCGGGTGGCCAGAACGTCTGCTGGCCACTGCCAGTGGTTGTCCGGACTGCCGGCGAAGAACTTCAGGTCGTCAAGCTCGTCCTCTCGACTTTCCCCATACGCCGAAATCGCCTGGTTCAGCCGGGTGCGCGCGGTGGCCAGCAAATCCGATTCAGACTTGTTCTTACCCCCGCCGCCGTTGGCAACGGCTGCTGCGGCGGTGATTCCCGTGTAATCGGCCATTACGCCCCCATCCAACTCGCCGACATTTGGCTTCTGTCGCGCATTGTAAGCGTTCTGGGGCGCTCTACGCGCTCTCTGGAGGCCACAGGAAAGGCGAACGTGACCGCCAGCGCGTCAGCAGCGTCTGGAGAGGCCAATCCGCGGGCTTTCATGTCCTTTTTCGACTCCAGATAGATCGTTCCGCTGCTGTCGGGCTTGGTTTTCGGCCCTGTCAGGTCCGTTTTCAGCTGCCGGTCCTCTTTGATGGCCGCAGTGCGCAACCAATCGCGCATCGCACCCCACATTTCGGCCCGTTTGTTGCCCCACATGACCTGATTCTTGGCTTTCCAGCCAAAATTGACGCCGCGCACCTTATAACGCTGCTCGTTCAGCCTGTCAAGGATGCCGTACCCCAGCCCGCCTTCGTCCAGCACCACCAGCGTAGGCTTGAAGTCCTCAATCGCCTCGATGACGTGCCCCACGACCGTCATAGTGTCGTCGCCGCGGTAGCGCCGGATCTCCACCAGGTCGCGTCCCTGACGGACCACGATGACGGTTGAGTCCGACCCGCTGCGCGCCGGGTCCACGCCGATCACGATGGGCGCTCCGGGGTCTTTGTACTTGGCCCGTTTGAACGCCTCATCGACCAGCCTTGGGGCGATGAACTGCTCGTCGCCCGTTGACGGAAACTCGCCGTAGACCTCGATGCGGGCCTGCGGGCTGTCCTCGCCGTACTCTTCGATGATCTGCTCGTAGACGCTCTTGTCCGTGTCCTCGACCGTGCGGGCGTCGATCTGCCGCGTGTTCCAGAACGCCCGCTTGGCGTTGAAGCACTCGTAGAAGTACCCTTGGTTGCGCCGGGGGTTGCTGAACGCGCACCAGAACCTGTGCGGCGTGTTCTCCGTGAAGAAGCCCTGCGCCACGTCCCAGATCGTGTCCGGTATGCCGCTGGCCTCGTCGAAGATCAGCAGCACGCCGTCTGAGTTGTGCAGGCCGGCGTAAGCGTCGGGGTTCTCCTCCGACCACAGCCGCCCCTCCGCGCCCCAGTACCGCGTGCCCTTGCGCAGATCGCGCTCGACGATCTCGCTCAACCACTTGGCCGGCGTGATCCGCGTCGCGCTGATCTCCCACCAGTGGCTGTTGATCAGCATCGCCAGCCACTTCGTAATTTCGGCCCATGTGATGCTGCGGAGCTGCGCCTCGCTGTTGGCCGACACGATGACGCTGGCGCCGATGCGCGTGGTCAGCATCCACACCACCAGCCAACTGACCAGCGCCGACTTGCCGATGCCGCGGCCTGACGCCGTGGCCATGCGCAGCACTTGGTAGGCGTCTATGGTCTGGTTCTTGGCGATGTGGTCGCGGATGTCGCGCAGCACCTGACGCTGCCACGCGCGCGGCCCCTTGTGCTTGGCCAGCGGCGTGCCGTTCTCGCCCCACGGGAACGCGAACAGGACGAACTTCTCAGGGTCGTTCGCTATCGCCGGACTCCAGAGCCTGGCCATCAAGCCTTGCTCTTGATCCGCCGAGAACCGGGGCTCTTGCATCCGTCACCTCATGTACAAGTTCCAACACCCGCGACTGCGCCTGCTCAAGCGCCGCCGTGATGCTGATCTGCTGCGCCACGTCGATCTGTACCTGCTGCTTGGCCACCCAGCCGTGAGCGTGCTTCAGTATCTCAAGCGCCGCCTTGGAGTCGCCGTTCATCGCCGCCTCATGCAACACCGTGGACATGGCGATCTCGCCATCCGCGCGGCCCTTCTGCTCGGCCAACTCCGCAATCGGGTCCAGTTCGCGCAAGCGCCGGTACTCGCTTGGCAACAACCCCGCTGCCAAAGCCAGGTTGTCGCCCTTCAAACCCAGTTTCGCCGCGTCATACACGCGGTTCAGCACGGCCTCTGTGGCCTTGACTTCGCGGATGGTCAGCGGGAGCGACTTGAACATGGCGGTCTGAGTATAGCGTAAGCCTTTTCCGTTTGTGTCTGCAAAAATAATTTTTGCTTGTGGGCCCAAAAAAATAAAAATTGTCTGCGGGCCCTTCGTTTTTGACCGCTCAGGTCGCCGGTCCCCCCCCTCCCCCCCCGTCTGGCGCCTGGGCCGCACGCCCCCGGCTACCAGCTAGGTCATTAGGCTATGCCTAACCGGGTCGATGCCCTGGCCAGCATGGCATCCAGACCATAGGCGACCTATGCCATGCCATGCCATGCGCCTATGTGGCCTATGGTGCGTGGTGACGCGGGTCGATGAGGCCGATAGGCGATTTAGGTCACGCCTAACCGCGCATGCCAGCCGCCACTGTATGTGTACTGTATATATATACAGTATTTTATTTGTTTCAACCAAGAGTAGATGATTAGATGACCTAATTAGCCTAGCCCCCTCGGTAAGCCGGGGCGTCGTCACCGCCTAGCCCATGAGCTAACCACCCGGATAAGACAGCCCCTCAGCACCACCTAATCCCTTACGCGCCAGTCAACCATTGCTCGCCCCGAATCGCGTCTTGGGAGTGTTAGGTCATCGGTTTAGGCACCTCTAGGCAACCCCCGTAGCCTAACAAATTGACCCCACACTTCAGTAGGGTAACAACATTGTTTTACAGTCTGATTTCCCATTCACTCTTCTATTCTTCAAACATCATGACAAACGATACGCCAACAATTCAGACTCTCAAAGACTGGGCTCTTGCCAACTACGAAAACGGCGCCGACACCCTCGTGGAATGTTGGGGCGACGAAGACTACGAAGACGTCATCCGCGAACACGGCGCCGACGCTCTTGCTTTCATTCAACGCATCGCGGCCGTTTACGCGGATCGCCAAGCCGACGCGCGCAATTGCTGGTAACCCGGAGCACTACACCATGAAAACCTACATTGTCTTTCGTGCTGGACACGGGCAGTACATCGTGCAAGCCGAAACCCTCGTGCGCGCGATCCAATCCGTTCTGATGCGCGCAGATGGCTTCGCCCGTGACTGGACCGCGCATGACCTCAGCACCTACCCCGCGCACCTGCAAGCCCGGCTGCGCAGTGAATCCACCATCATCGGAGCCTGACACCATGCGCACCCGCACCCGTGACATCCTCTTCGCTATCGTCTTCGGACTTGCACTCGGCGCGCTGATTGCCGCCGGCATCTAACCCCATCACATATCAGGAGAACCAGACCATGATCCGCATCACCCGCATTGAAACAACCTACCCTGCCCCCGCTGATGATGAAGAGGATTACTGTCCCGATGGCGAATCGACGTCAACAGACGACACGGTGTCATTCCGCGAGCTGGTTGATTTGATGCGCGGCTATCCCCTGCCCTCCTGCAGTCACGCGCGCGGCGAGACTTTCGAATGGCTGAGCAGTGAATCGCAACAAGACCCCTACAGCGGCGAATGGACTGAGCAGTCAATCCATTACAGCCGCGAGAACCCGCCGCGCGCCGCTAAGTATTGGCGCGCCGCCATGCGCGCCGCAGGTATCGCCCGTTGACCCATCCGTCTAGGCGCCCCCATCGGGCGCCTATGGGATGCGCCAGCATCGCAGTCCAATCCAATCCACTGAGGTACACCATGCAAACCCGATCCATCGACCCGCCCGTTTACGCTCTGCAATCCGCCGACGATGCCCGCATCATTGACGAAGCTCTGCGCATCCTCGACGCGCGCATCCGCACGGGGAATATTTTCGACAACCCGGCCGCAGTGAAGAGCTACGCTCGTTTGTACTTCGCGGATGCCTCAAGCCACGGTCGGGAAGAATTTGTGGTCTTCTTTTTGGACTCAACCCATCGGCTTATCAAAGCCGAAACGCTGTTCAGGGGCACGCTCTCGCAGGCGAGCGTCTACCCTCGTGAGGTCGTTCGTGAGGCTTTGCTCTGCAATGCCGGCGCCGTCATCCTTGCCCACAATCACCCGTCGGGCTCTGCAGAACCTTCTCGTGCCGACGAATTCCTAACGCAGACCCTCAAGTCTTCACTTCAACTGGTGGATGTTCGGGTTCTGGATCATTTGGTTGTGGGCGACACCGTGGTCTCGTTTGCTGAGCGTGGTTTGATCTGACGGGGCGCACCATGTCCCGCTCCAACCCAATGCACCACGGCGCGCCCCTAAGCCCGCCCCGGCCCCACCCGTGGCCGTTCCCCGTCACGTTACCGGCGCCAGGCCACGCCCCCGACCCTAAGCCCGTGCGCGCGCCAGTGGCCCCACGTCAACCCCTGCCGGACACTCCGGCGCCCTTTTGAGGAGATCGCAACATGACAACTACTATCCGCCGGCCTGACGGCGCCCTGAGCACCTATACGGTGACAAACCCGGCAACATGGGCGGCACTGCAAGCCGTGAAGCCGGCTAAGAAACCGCGCGCCAAAGCCGACAAACGACGGTATCCATCGCAGGCCCTGAGCACTGCCGACTATGTGCGGCAATACTTCGCGCTGAACACCCGCAGCCGCACGGGTGAAATCAACGCCTACGGCGACCATCAAGACCATCGGACCCTGTACCACCCGCTGAACGAAAAGCCGTGGCACTGGGCGCCCGACACGGTGGAAATCGAAACAGTGGAGGCCTGACCAGCACCTATAGCCCCTGCTGGGGGCTATGGGGGCATGTCACGGTGACATACCTACACAAAGGAGATTGACCTATGCCAACCTACACCATCCCCCGAAAGATGTCAGGTACTGGATCAATTCACGATATCGCCAGCGAGCACCATGACCGCGATATCGTTTTTGGACCCGGCTGCAGATATGCGGTAGTTCTCGCCAGCTATTACGGCGGCAAGGGGTGCACCACGCATCGCACCGCAGAGGCCGCTGCGAAGGCTGCAAGGCGCTTAGGCGAGTGGAGTTACAGGATCATCGACCACACCGGCCGCGGTTATTTGCTCTATGGCGATGGACTGGTGCACGCCTAACAGGAGAACCGACACCATGTACGGACCCGCCATACCCTGTATGGACCCTGACCGGCCCCTGAACCGCGAAGAACTGGCCGACGAACGCTGGGAGCGACGCCGTGGCCGCGTTCGCACCCGTGCCCACATTGAACGGCTCGAAACCGCCCTACGCTGGGCGCTGGAGCAAATCGAAGACGATTTGTGCCCGGACCATCAGGCCGCTTTGGCGGATGCTTGGGAACTGTTGGAGGATGAGCAATGATCCGCAAAGGCCAACCCGTCACCATCCACCCAGCGTGGCGCGACCCGGGCGACGGAAACGTGCGATTTGTCGCCCTTGAAGACGAAGATGGTGGGCGCGTCCTGATCGGCGCGCTGGGTGTTCTGTCTCACTTCATCCCGTCGCAGGTCGTCACTACGGACATGCTGGAGGTCGCCCCATGCGCGTCCTGATCGCATGCGAGTACAGCGGCACAGTCAGGGACGCATTCCTCGCGCGCGGGCATGACGCCGTGTCGTGTGACCTCCTGCCGACTGATGCCCCGGGGCCGCACTATCAAGGCCCCGTGCAGGACATCATCAGCGACAGATGGGACCTGATGATTGCCCACCCGCCCTGCACCTATCTGTCGGTCAGCGGGATGCACTGGACGACACGGGGCCTGCGCGACCCGCAGCTAACGGAGGATGCGCTGGCGTTCGTTCGCATGCTGATGGCCGCGCCAGTGCCTCGGATCGCCATCGAGAACCCGATCAGCGTCATCAGTTCCCGCATCCGCAAGCCCGATCAAATCGTCACCCCGTCGCAGTTCGGGCATGACGCCAGCAAGAAAACCTGTCTCTGGCTGAAGGGGCTCCCGTTGCTTCGGCCTACGCAACAGGTCGAGCCGCGCATCATCGGCGGGCGCAAACGCTGGGGGAATCAAACCGATAGCGGGCAGAACCGCCTGAGCCCCTCGCCTGACCGATGGAAGATTAGGAGCGCCACATATCCCGGCATCGCCGCTGCAATGGCTGACCAGTGGGGGTCACTGTGATCTGGGCCGGCTTGGCCCTGCTGCTGGCCGCTGGACTGATCATCATCCTTGACTTATAGTCGGGCCTGCCAACTTTCTCCTGACGCCCCTCGGGGTCTTCAAGCCCGCCAGGCCACAAGCCCGGCGGGCTTTTTCTCGCCTGTCAGCCCTTCACACGCGCGATGATATCGGCCGCGCTAGGCTCG